TTACATCCACAACACGCCTTGATTTCCTTTAGGGTGGGGCGGTACAGCATTAATTATTCCCGGTTCCATTATCGTTTCAACGATAGTTTCATGTGTCTTAAAAGTTTTGCCGCAATTAATATTGGTGCACTGGTGATAGCGTTCTTTCGTTTCGTCACTAAGGTAACGGCTGGATCTCGCGTGTGCTGCAAATTTACAACGTGGGCAATGCATCATATTTACCTCCGAAACTGCATATTCAGTAATTATGCTGATCTTATCACCAGTATTCGCATTTGTGAAACAAATATCAATTAGTTGAATATGGTTACTCTAAGGCCTCATAAGTGACATCCGACAGCAACACTTCGAGAGACAACTGGGTGGTGTAGCCGCTGTTACTCAGGCTGTGCGTCACCTTGCTGATTATCCAGCTCTGTTGGTCTATCACCGATTTAAAACCATTGACCGCGACAGGGGTTTCAGGAAATAAATCAGCGCGCCCCATAGCAAGGGTGATAGAAAACTCCGCAACACCGCGCTGTAACTTCTCCCATTTAGATTGAGCTGCGCGCATAGCGGCTTTTTGCGTGGCGTAAACTGTCGTGATAGCAAAAACGTTATCTTCTGACCCCACCAGATAATCCCCTTGTTTTTCCTCCACCGGCTTTTTCACTGCGGCGGCTTTGGCGCGGGTCGGTTTGGCTTTGGGGTGTTCCAGTGCGCGGAGCTGTTTAAACTTAGGCTTTCGCTGCAACTTAACCTTTTTCGGCTTGGCCGGTTTCGGGTCTTTGGTGTGCAACCAACTGGCACTCACGCCGGTATACGCGCCCCGGTCAGCAATACTAAAGCTGTGCTGGTCGCCATCTTGCCGGGTGATCGTCATCTGCGGAATGGGTTTCCCGCTGGCCGTGACACCACTGCCCGGCTTGATAAATAACAATCGCCCAGCTTTGACGGCGGCTACCGCGCCATTCAGTGAAGCTAACCGGGTGATAAATTTGGCGTCAGTCTCTTGGGTCTGGTCGATATGAGAGATAGCGATATCCGCCAGCCCCTCGGCCAGCATCGCTTTCAGGTTGTTGCGCTCGGCCACTTGCGCCACCACTTTACCCAGTGTTGTCTCATGATAAGAGACTTCTCGCCGGGCATTGAGTGAGCCGCGAAAATCCGCACTGCGGGCGCGAATGGTCAACGTATCCGGTGCGCCGTGGTGTTCGACCTCATCTACGGTAAAGTCACCTTTACCAATCAGGGCTGAGCCTTTCCAGCCCAAGAATACCGACAGCACCGCACCCCGCTCCGGCATGGAAAGCTGGCCGTCTGCGTCATCCAGTTCAATATCAAGCTGGTCAGCCTCAAAGCCCCGGTTGTCGGTCAGGCTCAGAGACAGCAGCCGATCACGAATATTCTGCGTGATATCTTTCGCGTTAATATTCAGCATAAAGTCCGGGGCCATATCTGCCCCGGTCGGTAGCGACATACCGCTTATCATGAGAATAACCCTCCGATTGCTGACTGGGCTTTATCGGCCATGGCCGTCGCCTTACCCAGTAATTGGTCAGCCTGTTGTTGCAGGTCGCCAAACATCGCTGTCAGTGACTCATCGACCCGCAACAGATTGAGGGTGAACTCAATGCGCCGGGCGCTGCCATCTGCAAAAAACAGACTGCGGGTCAGGCTCAGGCTTTCAACCACAAACATACCGTATATCATACCGCTCCCCTCAATCAGCGGCCATGCTTTGCCTTGGTTAGCCATCACCTCTAGAGCCAGCAACGACAGGCGGCCGCCGGTCAGTTCCGGTAGTAATACCCCGGATAGCGTCATTTTTTCGCTATCGACGCCAAGAAATTGCGCCGCCGGGCGCAAGCCTACCCGGCTGTTAGTGGGCCAACGATAATCAATATTGCGCCCCATGCTTTGATAAGGGGTGGTTTGTAGCATAAAGACAAATAAACCCAGTGATAACATCATGATTAATCATTCTCCATCTGGCCGCGCTGGCGGGCGCGCTTATCGCGTTCATTTTTGGCAAGCGCATCGGTCATCATTCGCTCGGCATCCTGTCGGCTCATACCCGGTGGAATCGTTATCTTGATATCGTTGGTGGTGACACTGCTATCGACAATGGTGGTGCCGGTATTCGCAGTCACCGGCTGATAACCGCCGTACAACACGCCGCCACTGGGTGAGTATCCGCCCGCGTAAGGGTTATCTTTCGGGACGTTATCGGCCAGCCCGGTAGATTTGGTATCGATAATGCCGAGCTTTTCCAGCACCCAGTCAATACCACTGCGCAGGGTGTTCAGCGCATCCATGGGCAGACTGAGCGCTGCCGCCAGCCCTTCGCCGAATAACTTGCCCGCATTGGTGGCTACGTCCAACGTTTCCTGTGTGGCTTTCACCGGTTTAATCAGGTCAGCGAACCAGTTTGAAAGCTGTTTCACCTTGTCACTAAACCAGTTAAACACCGGTTTAAGCGGCTCAAAGGCGGCACTGATTGGCCCCATGGCGGCGGTAAAGCCCTCGGCGACGCCCGCAATAAAGGCGCTGATAGGTTCCCAGTATTTCCGGATAAGCAGGCCCCCGGCCACAATGGCCGCGACTACTGCCACTATCGGCCATGTTAGCGCCGTGAGCGCGGCGGCAATGGTTCCGGCCATCAGGGAAAAACCGGTACTCAATAAACCGGCCCCGGCCAATAGCAGGTTAAACCCAGCCATCACCGGCCATGCAATCAGCCCCAATGCACCTAACCCGGCAACCAGTGCCAGCGCCGCGCCGGTGACAGTGGTAATGGTGTTAACCAGCTCCGGGTTTTTCTTGGCCCATGCCGCCAAATTAATCAGCCAGTCGGTTGCGGTGACGGTCAGTTTGCGTAGCGCAGAGTCCTGTTTCTCGAATACCTCAATTTCGAGATCTTCCCATGCCGAACTCAGGTTTTTCAGGTCGCCGTCGAGGTTATCCATTCTCACCGTGGCGATAGATTCTGCGGTGCCGCCCGCATTCATCAGTTTGCTTTGCTTCTCTGCCAGCTTGCCGTTACCGGCTGCGGCCACCAGTTTCACCGCGCCTTTCATCGCCTCTTCACCGAAGATCACTTTCAGGTATTCGGCTTGCTGTGCGGTGCCTAACTTGTTCTTTTTAAAAGAGCGGTCAATGTCTTTGAGGATTTTCTCCACCGGCAACATATTGCCTTTGTCGTCGCGTGTCGTTATTCCCAGTTCACGCAAGGCTTCCGGCGCTTTACCGACGGGAGCCTGTAAGCGGCTAAACACCGCACTGGTACTGGTGCCCGCCATACTGCCCTTGATACCGTTATCAGCCAGCACCCCGAGTAACGCGGTGGTGTCTTCGATGCTGGCCCCGGCGGCCTCGGCAATCGGGGCAACATATTTCATCGCCTCGCCCAGCTCTAACAGGTTGGTGTTTGAGCTGGTAAAGCCTTTCGCCATCACGTCCGACACCCGTTTAATCTGGTCTAACGGCAGGTTAAACGCCGACTGCATGTTGGTGACAATATCCGCCGCCTCGGCGATATCCACCCCGGACGCCAGCGACAGGTTAACCGTGGGTTCAGTGGCGGCCAGAATGGCGTCAGCGTCATAGCCTGAGCGGGCCAGCGTGTCTTGGGTTCGTGCGACGTCAGTTGGGGAAAAGGCGGTGGAACCGCCGATATCCCGCGCCTGTTGACGAATGGCGGCCAGCTTGGCATCTTTTTTATCCAGCCCCAAAATCGCCTGAGTGCCGGACATCTGGCTGTCAAACTCCATACCCGGCGCAATCAGTTTTGCCGCGCCATAAAGCCCGGCGGTTGCCACACCCAAACTGGCGGCGCTGGTATTACGCACCGCACTGGTGGCAGCTTTGCCTTTCTGGTAGCGGCTGCTGATACGGTTGAGTTGTTCCTGTTTCAGACTCAGGCGTTGCAGCTCTTGGCGCTGGCGACTCAGGGCAACCGTCGCCTCGGCGGCGCTACTGCGTAACCGGCGCTGTTCACTGCTCAGGTTTTTGGTCGCTATGCCGTCAGCGTTGAGAGCGTCGCGCTGGCGCTGCACTGACTGGCGCAGCCCGTTGTATTTGGTTTGCAGTTCAGACGCCGCGCGCTTGGCTCCCTCCATCAGCCGGGCTTGTTGGGCGGTAGGTTTCTCGGTGTTTTTAAAGGCGATAGCCAGCGCCGCCGCATCTTCTTTGGCTTTTTTCAGCGCCTGCCCGGTGACCGCCAGTTGGGCGCTGGCCTTACGGAAACCGTCAATCTTCGCCGCCTGCATATCAAGGGATTTGATGCTGCTTTGCGTGTTGCGAATGTCGCCCGTGAGGGATTTACTGGCGGTTTGAATGGCTTTAAACGGGCGGGTGGCTTGGTCTACGGCTTTGAGCAATACCTGTAGCTGTAAGCTCTTACTCATGGTTTACGGCTCCACTTCGTAGCAGGGCTTTATGACGCCAGCGCACCAGTTCGGTGAGGCTCAAGGCCCAAAGCTCTGACGGCGGCCAGTGAAAAATGGCGGCAATATCCGCCATCAGGTCATCCACTTCCAGTTTCGGGTCGAGCGTTACGCCCCCTGTTTCGGCGACAAAAAACCAATCACCTTACCCGCCAGTGCCACTAAATCCGGCAACTCTAAACGGCCACATTCGGCGGCGGTCAGTGTCGGCGAGGTAATACGCGGCAGCACAACAATCAGTGCATCGACATCAGAATGAGCTACATCGGACAGTCGCACCCCGCGCAGTGACCCGGCATTCGGGCGGTAAACTTCAATTTCAGTAATCAGGGTATCACCACGTTTTAGCGGGGTTTCCAGTACCACCACATTCTCGTTAACCTCGGTGGCGGGTTCAGTTTTAGCAGTCACTTTTTTCATGGTTTTTTCCAATTCAGTCAGGCAGGCCAGCGAGTTAACACTGGCCGTCAGGGGTTAGCGGCCAATGGCCTTGCGTTGGGCTTCCAGCAGGTCTACGCCGTTAACCATTTCAATCAGGTTAACCACGTCAATCTCCATCACTACCTTGCCGTCAATGGTCAACTTGTAATAAGTACACTGGGTGGATACCTTGGTTTCGGTGTCTTCCCCTTGTTTGGATTCGCCGCCATCAATCTCTTTATGACGGCCACGGATTTCGACCTCTACCGCGGTGACCTCGCCAGTGTCATCACGCTGATAAGCTCCGGCAAAACGCAGCGGAACCGCGTCAACTTTGGGTGTTCCCCATTGCTGCAATACCAACTCGTCAATGCCGCCCATCGACCACTCCATGGAAAGCGCATCGTCATCCAGCCCCAAATCAATCGGCGCGACGCCATTCATCCCGCCGCCCCGGTAGTTCTCCAGCTTGCGGGTCAGTTTTGGCAGGGTGATTGAGGACACGATCCCCATGTAATCCCGGCCATCGTTAAACAGGTTCATCAATTTCAGCTTACGTGGCAGTGCCATAAGTCAGGTTTCCTTAGCTGTTGACGGCAGCGGCAAAGTTCACCAGATATTTATCGGTGATACGCTGGCGCAAGGTGAGGTCTTCCAGTGGTGGCACTGGGGTGTAGTCGTAATCGATAAACAGCTTGCCCGCTTTCAGGGTGTCTTTATCGTTGGCGCTGTCGTCGAACCAGCACGTGCCGTCAATAATCAGCCCGGCGGATTTCATTTCGCGGAATTTGGCATTAATGCTGCCAATCATGTCTTTAACCAGCGTCGGGTGCATCGGGCGGTCTATGGCCCACAACTGCGCCTCGGCCATGGTGTCCGCCAGAATTTGGGCGGTGCGGGTGTAGTTCTCAAAGGCAAACAGTGGGTCATCGGAGCAGGTACGCGAACCCCAAAACTTGAAGCCGTCTTTACGGATGAGCGTGGTGACGCAGGCTTGGTTTAGCAGGTCGGCGTCTGTGCCAACAGTTTGCAAATCCCAGTAGACGCTGGCAGAGATACCGGTCACGCCATTCACCCCGACGTTAGACAAGGTTTTATGCCAGCCGGTATCAGTATCAATCTTGGCGCGCAAGCCCAGCGCGCGGGCAGTGGCATAAGCAATATCGGTACTGTTGGCGGTGGTGTTCCAGCTCAGAAAATCCGGCCAAATCAACATCAGCTCACGCTGGCTGAAATTGTCACGGTACAAGATAGCCTCGGAAAGGGTTTTGCAACCGTAAGCGCTGATATAACCAAAGGCGCGCAACTTCTGACAGATGCCCGCCAGTGCCGTCGATACCGCCAGATTATCCAGCCCCGGCACACCCAAAATACGCGGGCGCACACCGGTGACAGACTGCGCATCTAACAACGCTTTCATACCGGTGTAGCGGCCGTTCTCGTCTGCGCCACCGATGATATTAGACGTGGTTTCAGCTTCATCTTTACCGGTTGCCACGCGCACCACTATCGTGACCGGGCGCGACTGTTCCGCAATCGCCAGCAGTGATGCAGCCAGTGTGCCTTTTTTACCGGCTTTACCAGCAGCGGCGCGCACATCAGTAATCAGTACCGGGGTGTTGAGGGGGAATGCGGTTGCGTCAGCATCATCGCTGGTGCAGACCATGCCGACAATGGCGGTGGAAATAGTGGAAATGACGCGCGTTCCCTCGTTAATTTCGAGAACGCGGACGCCGTGATGGTAATCACCCATGGGGTAACTCTCCGTTGGTTAAGGGTGAGAGTATGGTGACGGCTTACCGCATGGGGGGCGATTGATAGGGGATGTGTGGTGGCTGGCACAACGAAAAAGTCTGAGTCAGACAACTACCTTTAGTGAGACAAAGTGTTTATATACAGATAAGATATGTAAATTAATGTACATATTCAGTAGATTGCTAAGAGTCACTATGATTGCAGATTCAAATGCCACACGCATCACCCACATTGATGGAATACGGGGGGCAGCGTCGCTGGCCGTTGTAGCTTCCCATTTCTTCTGGCAAGTCCTCGGTACTGTAGTACCAGAAATAAGAAACCCAATAAGCGCATTTTTTATGAATGGAGGGTGCGCGGTAATTATATTCTTTATATTGTCAGGTGATTCACTCTCAATATCATTCTTTAAAAACAGAGACGAAAAAAAGTTACTACCTATTTTTCTTAAAAGACATTTAAGGCTTAGTTTTATCATATTAATAATTTCACTGGCTGTAATGGCCTCAATGAAACTCGGTCTAACATATAATAAAGAAGCTGCTGCCGTCCTTAGTTCTGAAACATGGCTGGGCGAGTTTTTAAATTTTGAAGCGGGTCTGTCTAACGCAATAACTTTTGCTATCAGTAATGTATATGTCGGCATAGGGAATAATTACAATCCTTTTTTCTGGACAATGAGCTTTGAGTTATTAGGTTCATTCTTTGTTATTTTATTTTGCTATAGCTACAACAATATAAAGAACCCTGACCTGATAGCGGCAGTTTGTTATACTATCTTCGCTATTGCCGGTTCCTATCTTGCACTTTTTTTCATCGGTATGCTGTTTGCCAAGTTCCGGCAAGATGGTTTTTTTGACCGCATGGAAAAACGCATGGGGTTAATATACAACTCCATATTAATTATTATTGTTGCTCTGTTAATTTCATTTATTGCCACACAAGCATACTTATACAATAGAACAATTCTGGCTAGATTATATTTTTTCCTCTGCCCTATAATGATAGCGTTGGTTTATAGTAATTCTGGTTTGAAAAAGTTTTTCTCCTCGCGAGCGTTATTATTCCTCGGACGCGTTTCATACCCACTGTATGCGGTGCACTTCGTAGTGATAACAACATTTTTCTCGTACATAGTGGCGACCTATCCGTTAGATAGAAATGGTTTTCTGATACTTAGCACGGTGTCGGTTTTAGTCTCTTTAATATTGGCTTATCTTTTGGAATTGATTGAACGCGTTTATCTGCGCGGACTCAATAAGCAAGTGTTAAAAATAATTAAATAGAAAATTAGGCGCAGTCTGGATGATGCGCCTTTTAATTTATCACGGGTTACGGCCAGACAGGGACACGATAGCCCTGATTAACCGCCTCCACTAACAACCACTGCGGCAGCTCCGGCAACTCAATTAGCGGCCAGTTCTCCTGTGTCGGCCAGACACGATAACGGGCGCGGGTGGCGATAAGTTCTGCACGTTGTGCCTCTGTCAGTGGGATATCATCGATACAATAATCACTGACCATCATGGGGTCAGTTGCCACAATAAAAGCATCCCGATAACCACGGGCATCAGCGCCCATTTCATCAGCAGTAATTATTGGTGCAGGAATATTTACCCATACCGGTAATCCCTTTTTATTTGCACCGCGCATTTTTCCCACGGGCGGCAAATTGATAAATTGCGTATAAGTATCATCATCAACTTCTATCAAATCATCGGGCAATGAACCTGCATCAGTATAAATTTCTAATAAATCCTTTGGGTAAAAGCTGAGTGTTGTTGCTGAAAAACAATACATGATAAATTCCTTATCAATAACCGATGGCGAAAACCAGCGGATACACAGTTCCGCCCGATGAAGTCATATCCTGCGGCTTTAATTGCACGAAATCTCTGGCCCATGTGATGGTCTGAAACATTTTGTTTTCACCGTTTGAACCTGTGCCTAGTGTGCCAGCGGAAGCAAAAAGACAAATGCCAGGAAAAACTATCGGGAAATACAGGTTCACTATTGTTTCATCGGAACCGGAACTAGGAGCACCTCTTACCCACTGCATTATTAAGCCTGTTGTGGCGTCACGATGCCAGCCATTCGTCCCCATTGATGCCGTATTCCGCAAATTGTTGATATAGGTAGAAAGCGCGCCACCCCATACAGTGCCATGGACATTACCATCTACTGCCAGTGTTGCATGGCCCTCGGCGCGGCCCTCTCCCGCGACAACATCGCTTTTTGACAGAAAACGAGCAGCACGGGAATCACTAACAGTTGTCAGTGCTCCGGGCAGCGAGATATTAGTATTCTTACTACTAATGGCATTAACTATGCGGCTATCATCACCCGCCGCTACTGTGCCTGCGGTGGTGCCTACTTTGAGTTTTGCTGCATCACTGAGACCAAGGTTGGCTAACAGTCGTGCAACTGACTCCGGCCCTAGCGCCACGACCTCAGACAATAGATTGGCAATTTGCAAATATTGGTCGTGTGGGTTGGCTGCTTTGCCGTGATCGCCTAAATCTTTTGCCGCTGTCTCAACGGCTGTTTTAACGGCTTTCGGCGTAGCTGCCAGTGTTTCGCTATTGCTGTCAATGGCACTGCTATATTTTGCAAAACCTTTGGCGGTTAACGATGCATCCGGGTGATTACGTGACTTTTCGTGTTCAGACAGCAGTTTGTCGGCGTACTGCTTAACCTCAATCACTTTATCATCAACGTACTTACGCGTTGCCAGCACCACTGACGGGTCGATTTTTAGCGTGACAGCGGCAGTGCTGCTGACAATTAAAATTACCCGGATGGTTTGGGTGCGGCCGCTGCCCTCCTGCATCAGTGGCTTATAGGTTTCGGCACAGTTGGCAATGGCAATTAAATCACCGTCTTTATCCAGCAAACCAATTTCACGAATCCACCACCCGCCCTCAGCCTCCGGGATAACCTGCTCCGCAATAATCTGACTGGTATTAATCGGGTCAATGGACAAGGTATTGAGGGCGGCGCGGCGCTGTTCGTTCACCAGTTGGGTTTGTGCCGGGTTAGGGGTTGGCAGGGTTCCGCCGCCATCCCCGACCGCCATGTGGGTTATCTCTAAGCGGGTGCCGAGCGCGGTGGCGTTCGCCAGCTTGGCCGCGCCAATATTGGTCAGTAAAGCAAAGAATCTCGCTGTCATGGGTTCACTCTCAGGTCATCAATAATATGGACGGCGGCGCTGGCGTAATCCTCGCCGGTCACGGTTATGGTTTCAGGTAAATAGGGGTAAATGGTTAGCTCATCACCGCTGTAACTGGCAGCGGCCACAAACAGCGGGCCACTACTGTCAAGATTGATAGACAGGCCGACTAAGTGGCGGCTGCATGGCTTGGCGTCGTCAATCAGCCGCTCCAGCTCTTGATACATCTCTTCGGTAATACCGGTCTCCAACACACCAACATCAAGACGAAAGGTGCCGGGGGTTTCGTTGGTCTTCCACCACTCAATCACCTTGATGAGATAGCCCAGCGGCTCGACCACGCGACGAATCGCACCAATGGTGCCTTTGTGTTTATGGACGTACTGCGAGGACTTCACCACTGAGCGCTTAGTGGCTTCCGGCCAGTTCTCATCCCAGCGATCCACTGACCACGCCCACGCCAAATAAGGCAATAATTCAAGCGGGCAGGTGTCGGCGTTCCACAGCTGGCGAATCGGAACCGGGGTATTCTCCAGTTCGGCACAGGCGCGCGCGGCGGCCACTTCCAGCACCGACGAACCGACAGGCAATAAACGGTCAGTCATCGGTACCCCCGACAGTGATGCTGCTGCCGGTGCACCAAGCTGCTTGGGTTTTATCCAGCACCACGTCGGCCAACGGGGCATTAATCACCGCCCGCTGGACGCCTTCAACATGCAGCGCGGCATACAGTGCTGACAGGCGAATGTCGCGGCCGAGGCGGCGCTGTGCGGTGACAAAGGCAGTCAGTTTTTTCTCAGCCGCAATGCGCACCGGCTCCGCTTCCGGCCCCGGATGCAGGTAGAGCACCGCGTCAATTTCATAATCTTCAATCCGGGCGGATTGCACCGTCACGCGGTCAGCCACTGGCCGCGTGTTCTCATCATTCAGCGCGGCTTCCACCACCGCCAGCAGTTCGGCCGAGGCTTCGCCATTACCTTCGCGCGATAACACCGTGACCGTGACACAGGCGGGTGTCGGGCTGATTGCCGAGGCATCGGCCACCCGCCCGTCGGCACTTTTGGCGTGATACTCATATGCACCGGTTGGCCCCGCCACACTCAAGCCCTCAAAGGCTTGCGGAATACGCACCCGAAAATCACTGTCAGATTCCATCACCGCCTCAATCGGTGGAATGGCCGCGGGGTCTGCCGGGGTGATCACCAATCGCTCAACATTGTTATTCGCGCCGAGCTGGTCTAAATCACTGCCGACGGCATAAGCCACCATCACCGCACGCGCCGCATCGTTGACACGCTGACGCAATATCACCTCGCGGTAAGCATTTTCTTGCAACAGCTTGACCAGCGGCTCGGATTCCAGCGACAAAGTGCGGGCCACAGCGGTGCGCTGCTCTTCTGGATACAGAGATATCAGTGTGGCTTTGCGCTCAGCCAACAGAATTTCATAATCCAGTTCTTCCACCACAAACGGCGGCGGTAACAGGCTCAGGTCAATGGTTGCCATAGATTCAGCTCACAGGGATGGTTAAAGAGAGAGGGGCCGCGCCATCAGTGCGGGTGCCGGTGATATCGACCACCATTTTTCCGTCAAAGGTGGTTTCAAAGGTGATGCCGGTCAGCTTAACTCTCGGCTCCCAGCGCAAAATGGCGCTGTAACTGGCGGCCATAATTTGCAGGCGCAGGGCCGGATTTTGTGGCTGGTCAATCAGCTCCGATAACAGCGAACCATAAGCGCGGCGCATCACCCGCGAACCGACAGGAGTAATAAGAATGTCAGCGATAGACTGGCTGATATGGTCAGCATCGGTAATGCTTTGCCCGGCGTGGCGGTTCATGCCGAGGTATTTAGCGGTTGTCATTGAATCCCCTCCGTGTAACTACCACCGCGCTGCACGCCGCCATGGTCATGGTTATCAACCACCACGCCATTAGATGAGAACTTGCCGCCAGAATGCTCAATATTGCCGCTCATCTTGCCGCCTTTCTTCACATTCAACGTGCCGGTAGTCAGGTTGTGGGTGCACTCCACTTCGGGTGTATCCAGCAGGATTTTGACCGAGGCAGTACAGGTGATATTGGGTGCGGTGACAGTGACCGATTCACTGGCATTGATAACCGCCGTTTTGATGCCATCCGCCTGTAACTCGCCACTCTCAGGTTCATAATGCAGGGTCGCACCATCAGGAAAGGTGATATACAAGCCATTCGCCGAGGCCGACGGCGGCGGGAAGTCATCAGAGAAAATGCCCGGCAGCACAAAGGCGGTGTCCAGCTCACCACCGAGAGACAATATCAACACCTGCTCACCCTCGGACGGTGCCCACCATGATCGCGATTGACCGGCGCGCAGCGTCAGCCAGTTCAACCAGCCGGTGGTATTGTCTCCCGTTGCCACACGGCACAGGGCTTGGTCGAGATCGACCTCGGCCACCGTACCAATGCGGATCAGGTTGCGCAGCAGGCGCAGGATTTCAGTGATTTGGGTTTGTGTGTTCATGGGAACTAATGATCATTGATTTACATCTGTCGAAACAATTTGATACGGACGTGTAGCATCTAGCACAACAGCATTAAAGGTGATTTAATGACTAAAATTATTGTTAGGGTATGAATAGATAATGAATGATTTCAACGAACAAAATAATCTTAGATTGCTAAAATTATTTTACGAAGAGTTAAAAAAAACATCTGGGGATAAACCATTTGATAAAGAGAGAAATTTAAAAATATTAATTGTAGTTAGTTCCATTATATCTGAACCTGTCTCGTGGGATAAAAACTCCGCTATAACATCTGGATATATTTCTAATGTGTTCTTTGAAAAGATACAGGATGTTTTATTGTTACTAGCTAATAAAGATAACAGCAGTCAGCTAGAGAGCAATCTAGATGATGTTTTTTCTTATTTATTTAGATATGTACTTGAAGTGTATCTAAGCAATTCTAGTGTAATGGATTTTGATGCCGGTGACATAAGAGACTTTGCTATACAAAATAAAGATAAGTTCTCAAGGAAAGCTAGCGATAGTATTTCATACTCATTGAATTCACTTCCGATAGGCATACTTAAGGGGATCATCAATGACAGTGAATTTAAAACCCTATCAGAGTTCATAGGAATATTAAAAAATTCAAAGTTAACTATGGATAATTTCACTTCTGAATCAAAATCCAACATAGAAAAAGAAAGGAAAGAATTAAGTAATGTCATAGATGAGATGAAAGAAACCACGATAAAAAAGGATGCCGAGTGGAAAGAGTTTATTAATGCCAAAGTGAATGATGTAGACGCTATAAGAGAGTCATTAAATCACTACCATAATGCTTTTAATTTTGTTGGGCTATTTGATGGATTCAAAGAACTAAGTGATGAAAAAATAAAAGAGAAAGAAAGATCATTTTATTTGGTTTGTATTTTGGCTTTCATTACATTATTACCATTGGCTTATGAGATGCTCCACCTATCTTTAAATAAGAGTAGTTATAGCTCTTTAGTGGATTATTTATCATTAATACCTATTTTCTCAGTTACTGTAATTTTAATTTATTACTTTAAAATTGCATTGCAAAATTATAACTCTATAAAGGCACAACTGGCACAAATAGAACTCAGGAAAACTCTTTGTCGATTTATTCAAGATTATGGTGACTATTCCGTGAAAATGAAAAAACAAGATCCAGAGTCCCTCTCTAAGTTCGAAAATATAATATTCTCTAGCATAATTACCAATGGTGATAATATCCCTGCAACTTTTGATGGGTTAGAACAGATTGCAAAAATCATCGGCAATTTGAAAGGTAGTAAATAACCTAATTAAGAGGCCATTGATATTTTAATGGCCTGCTAATGTACCAATGATAATACTTTCGACAATAGCAATATCTTGCCGACTAAAACCCAGTAACGGCCTTTCATCATACTGCACATCTTTGCTGTGCACGTTAGGACGGTCACGCAGGCCAAAATGGTGCACTGCCGCCATTCGTTCCACGCGCCCGGCAAACTCGACCACCGCCTCATTTGGGCTACTGTTGGCTTTCATATAGCGGGCGGTGCGCAACTTGGCGAACATTTCCCGCTTAATCCGGCCTTTTGGCTTACGCAATGGTTGAGATTTACGCGCGGCATACGGGGTGCCGTCGGGCGCTTGCTGGCGTTTAATGCGTTGCTGTTGACTGGCCCGCAGGCGTTTGGCAACTGTCACCGCCAGCGCTTTGCGGGCTTTGGGTGTCAGACTGGCAATCAGCCCGGCCAATGCGTCATCAAAGGGTTTCAGCTCATTCATTTGACTGTTTCACCGTTAAAGTAGATGGCTGTTGGCCGTGTTGGCGTACCCGGCCACGCCGGTTCCAGCGCATGGTTAACATGCAGTGCACCGTCTACCTCTTTCACAATGGCCCGCTCGGTCAATTGCAAGTCGATACGGATATCACTCAGCACATCGCTCATCACATCAACCTTATGAATAAAGCCGGTGCGGCGTTTTTCTTCTGTCGCCATGATGTCCGGTTGATGTTCCCGCAGCCATGCCAGTATCGGCACAAAGAGATAATCAACATCACTGGGAAAATCCTCAATAAATAGCGTGAGCGTATATTGATTTTCAAAAGACAGCGACGGGGCCAGCGTCGAGACAATGCGGCCACCATCAACAAACATTTTCAGTCGCTCCGGGTTAGTCTGGAACAGTTGCAGACTGTCGGTTAAGGCTTGGCGTAACAGTTTTGGTTTTAACATGGTGTTGTTCCTGACACTGTTTAACAGCTTCCACTTGTAGCCCGCAGGCCACCAGTGCGGCTTCTAACTGGCGGATATCGGCACTTAAATCACCGTTAACCGCCGGTGTGCTGCCCGGCAGCGGGCAACTGCTCACCGTCGGACAGCCAACGTAAATAATCGTTGGGGTTGGCGAACGCGGGGCGCTGGTGCAGCCGGATAACGCCAGCAGGCAAAGCAGTAGCGAACCAATCACGCAAGACTTTATTTTCATTGAGTAACCTTTGAATTCTCTGTTCACGAGATAATGACAAGGTGCTGGCATGGCTCAGTGATTGCCGTAATGCCCGCTCATTGTCTGCCTGTTGCCGGGCCTCATCTTGCAGGCGGGTGATCGCGTTGTCCCGGCTCTCAATCCCAACTGACAAAGTGCCAATAATTCGGTTAGCGCTGTCGATATCGTGGTTCAGGCGGTTGGCATACCACCCTAGTGCAACCAGTAACGCGACTATCACCATCATGGCTATGCGCATCTCAGACCCCACTCAGGCAGTGTGTTTGTTCGGTGGTGCGGCGACGCTCTAACCCTTTGGTTTTCACGCCATTGACATACACCCAGCGCGGCAACTGATTGCAGGCGCTGCGCCAGTCGCCCTTGTTGACAAAAAAGGCCAGCGTCGAGCGACAGGCCGCGCCGGTGCCGACGTTAAAGGCGAACGACACTACCGCGTCATAGACTTGTTGCGGCATAACAAGCGGCATACACACCGCTATTGCCCGCTCAACCCGCTGCACGTCAGCCACCAGATTGACCGCCACCTGTCGCTCACTGATAACGCTGCCCGGCTTCACTCCGGCGGTGTGACCGATGCCATTTGTCCAGACGTTGGCGCTGCATTGGTAGGCGTTGAGCTGGCAGCCCTCATAATCGGCAATCAGTTTTAGCCCGGCGGCCGATGTTTTTAAGGTTTGGTAGTTTGGCAAGGTGGCGGCCAGCGCCAGAATGACCCCGACCAGACAGCGCTTAACGATTGAGTTCATCGAACACCTCCCGCCTGATAACCACTTCTTTCAGCAAGAAATAGCTCTTGCGCCGGTAGTACCAGTTGATAAGACAGGTGGCAGCAGCGGCCACAGCTGCCACATAAAACGCGATATCTTGCGGACTCAGTGCGCCAATAAACGCCAGTACCAGCGCCAAGACATAGGCCAGCGCAGAGCTGATTTTCTCCATTTTCAATCCCATAATTGAACGGTTTCACGTTGGGCCGCCGGGGCCATATCGGGCAACTCCACCGGATAGCCATGGGGCAGAATGGCCCCCAGTTCCGACAGCCCCGGATTCGCGTCATAGACTTGCTCCAGCACATCCTGTGTGCGGCCATAGTGCCGCCAGCACAGTGCGTCGAGCGTGTCGCCTTGCAACGCGTAAACCCTCATCAGATAAGGCCAATAATGTTGTGAGGCTTACCGGCAATGTTGCGAATACTAATCCGCGCATCACGCCACAACTCATCAACCGTACTTTCAATGGCATCCGCGCGTTTATCACCACGCGCGCTGGCGTCATAGCCGCGATAACGCTCGGCCAACAGTGCGGCCGTAATGGCACAGACCGCGCGCTGGTACTCGGCCAACTGGATGCTCTCGCCGTCCAGTTGCTCGGCCTGTACCTCGGCCAGTGTTTTAAAGCCAGCGGCCATCTGGTCACGGCGGTACTCGTACAGTTCGGCGTTAACCTCGGCAATAGCGCTTTTGATGGTGAAGCGCAGGCGCTCGGCGGTGACAGTTCCCTCAAGGCGCAACAGCTCGCGCAGCTTTATCGGGTCAACCGCAGGCCAGAAAAAGGTATTTTCAATCACCGGTTCGGCCGTTTTGTCAGGCCGTGGCGCGGGGATAACAACAGTGGTCATGGCAACCTCAATAGCAGAATGGGTGGGCGGTGGACGACGGCGTTAACAAGGTAAACCCTGTTGCGGCCATCGTGCCGCCCGGCTCGGGGAGCGTTCGGGTTAGCGGCTGGCGGCGTTCTTTAACTTCACGGCCAGTCGCTCAATGTCTTTTTTGACGCCACAACCGGTATGCAGTTGGAGTGCACGGTGAAGATGGGACAGGGCCAACTCGCCCCGGCCACTGTCACGCAGCACATAGCCGGTGATTTTGTGCAGTTTGGCGCGCACTTGGTCGGGCATGTCTTCATCTGCCATCAGCTCAATGGTTTGCAGCAGAGGCTCAATATCAATCGACTTACCGGTGGCATAGGCGCGCGCCGCAGCGTCCGCGACTTCCTCGGCAATCAGGTAAGCGGTCGAGCGGGTAAAACGGTCAGTTGGCACTAACTGATAACGCAGGGCATAACGGGCGATATCCAGTGCGCCGGGAATATCCCCGGCATCCAGCCGCCAAATCATCACCGTCATTACAATGGCGTCCTGCGCGCCTTTCCCCTCACTCAACACGCCAGAGATCCACGGCATGTACTCCGGCAATAACTGCCGCTTTAGCTCGGCTTTACGCTCATTTGAACGCACCTGTTTCAGCTTGCGCTTATCTTCATTGAGCTTGAGCAACATCAGCTCGTAGCCGGTGGCATGACGTAACGGGTTATCCCGTAGCTGTGAGGCGGCAATATCGCCACATTTGCCGCAACGCTGTTTACCCAACTCAGCCTGTTGCTCTTTTAGTCGCTGGTTATCTTGTCGAATCAGCAGCGCGATATATTCCGGTAAATCGTAAGCTGGCCGGAACAGACGCCGGGCGGTCATGCCCTCGATTAGCATGGCGAACTCTTCTGGCTCCAGTCGGGCGCGAATTTCATTGATACCAGCAGATTTATCACGCTGGCGCTGTGCCTGTTTGCGGGTAGTGGCGGCGGTTTTAGTCATGGTTTTCCTCTTAGGTAGATTAATCATCGAATTCCGGCCAGTCGGACAGTGCCGGGTAATGGATCACTGCATCACCAACAGCCATTTTTGCCCCACGGGCTAACGATTCCAGCTCCCAACGTTGGGCGCTGATATCTTTCAACAGTAAATCGTTGCGGATTTGGGGGATGCGCTGGCGTTCTTCACGGGTTAAACGGGCGGATGGCGCAATAAGTCGGCCCTTGGTGGGGTCATAACTGCGTTGCATCTTGCTTATCGTTGGCTGCTTCTCTTTAACGCGGGACACAATCGCCCTCACGGCGGCAGTGTCCGACCAGTCAATAACGGCATCCGGTGGGTATTCCATCGCCGCCACAGGCGTTTTAACCTGCCCGTTGGGGTCATTTGGCGCTTGGGTGTTTTCACCTAACCCACAGTTATTGACAGGACTCCGAGGCGCGCCAGAGGCGCTTTTCAAAGTCAAAAGCTCAACGTCAACCGCACCAGCAACGATGCGCCATTGGGTTGTGCGGGTTTCATGAATATGGTCAGCGCCCAAATGCGGCGCGTAGATACCGACGACTTTCTGTACTTCTTCATCGTAGGCGTTGAGTTCATCGGCGACGCGCTTGGCTAACCGGACAGTCTGGTTGCCGCAATTGGTGCCACCTTGCGCGGCGATGTAGGCAGCAAAATCACCCTCGTCAGCCGCATGGCGCACGGCTTCCACGGTTTCGTCGAAAGTCTCAGCCAGACTAATCGAACGGATACGGCGACACTCGCGATAGACTCCCATGGAGGGAAGACCAATCGGACGAAATTGAGGGATGCGCCATGTTGCCGCCCACGCTGTTACCGCCGCAGCGGAGTCAGTCAGCAGCTCACCGGTTTCATGATCACGTTCACCCTCAAGCGCGTAGCCGTCGATATTCTTGGCAATGTATTTAGCGATGTAGCCAGCGGCCCCGCCTTTGTTCATGTGCTTACACTCAAAGCGGTATTTAGCAGCCCCGCGCTCGTCACCATCTTCTTTCAACGCATAGCGGCGCATGATGTCAATTACCTGCTGGCGCTGGCGGCGTTGGCAAAAAAGCATCATGTGCCAGTGCGGGGTGCCGTCATGGTGCGGTTCAACTACGCGCATTCCGTAGACGCTTAATTCGTTGTCTTTAAAAGCGGTGCGCATCTTGCTCCAAATCTTGCAGAGATAGCGCTGGCCGTCTTTGGGGGAATAGGCTTCATCGTCCCACTTATGGTTAAGCTGGACTTTCTCGTTATCCCCTTTACCGATAACGCGGGTCGGGTGATATTTTGACGGGGTGGTGACGGTCAGGAACATACCGACGTGTTTCTGTGAAGCTGCATATTTTTCAATACCGGCAATGGTGCTCATTAGCTCCATTCGTCGAATTTCTGGATTGGAAATACTCGCCATGACTTTATCAATCAGGTCAATGCGCTCACCGGTTTCAATGTTTTCTAACTGGCAACTTTTGAGGTATTCCAAATTAGACTGGCGGCGGGCGAACACTTCGCGGATGACTCTTGTGCCCGCACTCCCTGCCAACTGATTACCTCGTCATACTCAGCAAGCAGGGGCATGACAATCTGGTCACGGATTGGCGCATGTTTCAGTTCGAACGTACAAAAACGGGCTTTGGTTGATGGAAAGCGGCCTTTCCACATACACAGGTCGAGAAAGGGGATGCCAGTAGGATGTAGAATCTCAAGAGCTTCTGCGACCCGTTCCGCCGCTTGGTCAGGTGACATACCGCACTCAGTGACTAATGTGGATGGCCAAACGCGGGCAATAAAATCACGTTTACCGTTAATTTGTCGGGTAAAGTCCGCTTTGACACGGATAATTGCCCCCAGTTGGTTTTCCAGATAATCCAAATATTCCATTGTTTGCGGGTGCTCATGGCCGGTATCTGCAAGCACCCCAATATGATTTACACCAGCCTCACGAGCTAAAAGCCATTGTGCCAATGAATCTTTACCGCCAGATATGCTGACGATATTGATTGCATCAGGTGCCAAGCAGCGGCCATCAATCATAAGTTAGCCCTTATTCACTGATGAGAATGCAGCTTGGCACAACTTACCAATGCGGCCTATTTCATTACCCAATGACGCAAAGCTATTAATCTGCGCTTCACCTATATTGCGCTTTATTAATCCCTCAACCAGTTGTGCAATAGTTGGATAATAAGCAATTGGCTCTAAACGTTCCTGACCCTCACTTTTACCTTTTTGGCTTACTTTTACTTCATTAAGAATAAATTGAAGACTGTCAGAAGTAACAACGTGTTTTTCACCGATTTTAATATTCATTTAATTATCCGTTAGTGTTGTTCATGAGACTGATTAATCATTCTTTCTGCAACTTGATAGAGAAGCTCCGCCGCTTCTTTACAGTTCATTTCACGATTAAGTATTTTTGCCGCAATGGTTTCCATATAGTTTGAAACGATAACGGCCTGATTTCTTCTTTCATCCATGCGCGCCTCATTGAGCATTAGTTCCATTGATTCAACAGACATCTGCGTGATTGAGCATTCACTGCCCTGCTTGGCGGGGTCTACGCCCACCCATATATTTTGTGTTGTATTCTGCATAGATAATTCCTGTTTTTAGGCAATAAGAAACCCGGCGAGTAAAACGCCATATATTGTGGTTGCGGTTAATTAATAATATTCAGAGTGCAATCATCATTACTGACAAACGACGGTAGCGAACGAGTAAACTCAATTAAGTAATTCAGCGTTTCAACAACAGATTCTCTTTCTGCTGGCGTTAATTCTGAAAACTGCATATTCACATGACGACTTTTTAACCCAGCATGAAAACAAATTGTTTTACGCAAATGTGCAGGCGATTTATCAAAAGCCTCTTGAGCAACATTTTTTCTATGGCGTAAATACTTTTCTTTAAATTCAGTAATTCGGGCAATACCCGTCATTCTCAATTTTTCAGCTTCCGTTAATTGCAGCATATAACCCCCAATCAACGCCCAAACAGACGACGTAATATTGGCGTCTTCTTTGCAGAGGACAATTCTTGTAAAAGCGCCTTTTGATTACTTCCCGGCTTCCAGCGCTGGCCGTTCTTCAACTCCAGCACACCATTACCGAAATGGCGCAGGTTTACCGGGCTTTGCTGTTTTAACAATGGAGCAATAGAAATAATCATAAAAACACCTCAACTCAAACCAGCGACAGCACTTAAGCCGCTAATAACATCAACGGTTGAAGCAAGCGCAGGGGTTGATTGAATGCGCGCTTGCACTGTCAGGCCAATCAGAGACAGATGGCGAATCGCAGTATTGACACTATCCAGCAGAGCAGATTTGCTGAATGCTGTTTTGTGATTACCTTGCACCGCAGCGGCAGCAATAGAACCCACGGCGGCAGTAGCATGTAGCGCATAAGTCGGGATATTGCCGGTGCAGGCTTCATTGACTGGCACAGATGGCATGCAATTGATTTGTGACAGCAGACCGTCTAATAACGTTGGGTCTTCGGTCTGGTCGGTGATACGTAACAGCTCGTCAACGGTCAAACGGTGTGGCTGATCGGGGTTCAATTTATTCCGTAGAACCTGCGCTGCAATCCCTGCGTTTGCTGCCAACTCGACTAAGTTGTGTTTTAACGCAAACTGGCGGCAGGCGTTATCAAAGTGCGGATGTTTGGACACTGAAAAATCAAACATGGCTTACTTCCTCACATATGCCGACAATTAGTTGGCAAATTTGAATGCCGAACATTACTGGTTTGCCGCTTCTTTAGTGAGAGCGATCATATTTACGAGAACCTTTTCCATTTTGCGAACTTTCTGGCGGATAGGTAGACGACCATCTTTCACCATGCCACGGCAGGTTTCATAAGGGATTCCGCTCAATTTTGAGAACTCAGTTAGGGACAGATAGGGAGACGTAACTGTTATTGCAAGGTTCTGATTCATAGGGCATCCTGTTTGATGGTGGTTAATATAGGTATTGGTGGGTATTTGCCATCAATTCACGAATTAAACTATGCATATGCGAGTATGTAAAGAGGTTTTTGCGAGCGTGGATGATAAAAAACTAAGCGGCGGGATTGCAGCTGTAGAAAGAATGATGCAAGCCTATGGTTTTAAAGTACAAAGAGAATTAGCGGCTTATCTAGGTGCAGGAACGGGAACTATCAGCACTTGGATCAAACGTGATTACTTTCCGGGCAAAGAGATTGTGCTCTGTGCTTTAGAAACAGGTGTTTCATTACATTGGCTTGCAACTGGTGAGGGTGAACCTCAGGAACCGGTTAAACCTGCCGCACATGAAACCGCAAAGTCTGTTGCTCATAAAAGCCTTGAAGATGGTTTACTGATAGATGTATCCCCTATATTGCTGGATTCAGAGTTACTACCCGTTCAGATTATTGAACCTGAATTAATTTCGTTCCCTAATGAGAAACGCTATTTTCTGGTCGAACGTCAATTTAGAAATGTCGCTGACGGCCTTTGGTTGATTGAAAAAGCAGGTGTGACCTCGATTAGCAATATTGCTCGTTTACCCGGTGATGTATGGCGTATCAATGATGTTAATTGGCCGGTTAGTGAGGTTAATATACTGGCGAAAGTTGTCGGCGAAATTACGGGCTATTAATAGCCGACGCTAAAAAGTAATCGACGCACTAATGGAATAATAATCGAATGAAATTATTAGCTAGTGTTGTAATCGGTATTCTTCTTTTATCTTTACCTACGATCACTATGGCAAAAAACTACCCTTGTTCCGGTAAAAAAGGCGGGGTATCCCATTGTGAAAATGGGAAATTTGTCTGTAATGATGGCTCTATCAGTAAATCAAAGAAAACCTGTACGCGTTAGTTTTTAATCAGATGTTTGTCGTGCTGCATATCAAACATTGACTACTGTTTTTATATACAGTAAATAGGCCCAAGGGATTATTCTTAAGGACTTATTTATGGCAGTACGGAAATTACCCAACGGGAAGTGGGTTTGTGATTTTTACTCAGATGGCCGTGACAGTAAGCGGGTTAGGAAAACCTTTGTTACTCGCGGCGAGGCATTGCGCTTTGAACGTGAGCAATTAGCGCAACGTGGTGATCTGGATATTGACTACACACCGGCAGAGACTGCCGCGCAGAGGTTAAAAACATTGGTCGGTCAGTGGTATGAACTCCACGGGCGCTCTTTGAGTGACGGCAAAGCTAGATTAGATAAACTCAATATCCTGTGTGATAACTTGGGCGATCCTGCTGTTGCCGATTTTGACCGGGAAGTGTTCGCCAATTACCGCAAGCAGCGTTTAGCCGGTGAGTTTAGCCGTAAGCCAAAACACGGAGTCGTTAAACCGCCAAAAGAAGCAACGGTTAACCGCGAGCATGCTTATCTGCGAGCTGTCTTTAATGAGTTGAAAAGGCTAGGGCATTGGAATCATGCTAACCCGCTGGATGGTGTCAGGTTATTTCGTGAAAGTGAAAACGAGTTAACTTTCCTTTATGAGGACGATATTAAACGTCTGCTGCATGAGTGTGACAATTCCAGCAATAAAGATCTCGGTATCATTGTTCGTATCTGTCTGGCTACCGGTGCGCGTTGGAGTGAAGCGGAGCAGCTAAGACAAGCTCAGGTGATGCCAAACAAAATTACTTATATCAACACCAAGAGTAAAAAGAACCGTACAGTCCCTATTTCTGCGGAACTGCATAAACTTATTCCAAAGATGAAAGGGCGCTTATTCGCCAATGCCTATGACGCATTCGGCCAAGCTATTGACCGGGCCAAACTGGTGTTACCTACCGGCCAGTTAACCCACGTTCTACGCCATACTTTCGCCAGTCATTTTATGATGAACGGCGGTAACATATTAGTACTGCAACAAATCCTCGGGCACTCCACTATCCAAATGACCATGCGCTATAACTCAATAATCGTGTGGGTAGTGTAATGGACGGCTTTGGCATGCAAATAACGCGTGATGATGGGGTGATATTTGCCTCCCCTGAGTTTACGCCCACAGTATTAGTGCAGGTGATGGACAGGACGGCAGACTACACCGGCGATGTATCAGCCCAGCATTATTACGAAACTATCGTCCCAAACGCCAAAAAGTGTTTCATTTTCCATAAGATACTATCAACTGGGAGCCAGCAAGGCGCTAGCGGTGGCGTTCTTCACTACGCCGAACAAGGCCCGAATGGCTTTTGGCGGGTACACACGACAGCGGGTACAGCGGGATTAGCTCACACCATCCGATTTTATGTGTTCTCAGAATTTGTAGCCAACATCCCAGAGTGGGGGATTTACTTCTACAAGGACGGGCAGCTCGTTTATACGGGTAATTGCCTACCGCTAGATATCAAGTTTTGGGAGCGCCCACAGTTAACGACGCCTGCACCCACAATGCCATGTGCCACAATTTGTTCAGTAGCAAGGCAGCTAACTCAAGGTATTCCTGGGACAAACCCACCGACCGCACTTATTTTTCTGTTTTGCTTCACAGGTTTTTCGTCCGGCATTATTACCCCAGTGTTCAGGCAAATTTCCCAGAGCGCGGGTGGCGGCTCCGCAGATGGATTTTCTAAAGGTTGCGCTTATATAGAAACATCACTGTATGACCAGTACTACAAAGCCTCACTCGGCTATGCCTAACAAATAACTTAATAGGAATACAATTATGTCTTGGTATGAGGCAGGAACAGTCACGTCCGTAGCTGGGACAAATGTGATTACTGGCGTTGGTACGCTATGGAATAACCCAATATTTGGAATCGCCCCTGGGCAGATGATATTTATTCCTGGCTCTGGGCAGGTTGTAATATATGAAATACTTGCTGTCGATAGCGATACTAAAATCCGAATAACCCGAAATATTGCTATAGCAATTACCAATTCTGAATATGCAATTGTCACGACTGTATCAAATTCAATGTCTGACTTGGCGCGTAGAACAGCCGTGCAATTGACTTTATATCAGAAGTTATTAGAAGACTGGCAAGATATAACCACTGGAACCGGCAATGTGAGTATTATTGCGCCAGATGGTTCCACTGTGGTTATTCCATCTTTGAGCGATCTGACTGCATGGGTTAATGACTCGAAAACGTGGTTTGATGATAACAGGGAGCTGATAGAGAACGCCGGAGAGGCGGTGGCTGGGGCGGAAACGGCACGAGATGAAGCGGTCGCGGCAAAGACAGCGGCCCAGTCAGCAGAAGCGGCAGCGGAAGGTTCTGCAACATCGGCTTCTGGTTCCGCTACGACAGCCAGCGATGCTGCTGCTGCGGCGACAGATTCGGCATCGATTGCATCTGAGGCTGCAACAATAGCTACACAAAGCAAAGATGGGGCAGTTACTGCCAGAGATGAAGCGGAACAATTTGCTGAAAGCGTTAACCCCGATTTACTTATGCATACTACAGGCGGCACATTTACAGGGCCGGTAATATTAGCCGGTGACGCCACAGATCCGAAAGGTGCAGTCACTAAGCAACAGTTAGACGCAAAGCCAGCTGGCGGTTTACCGCTACTGTTCAGTTGGTGGGAAGATAACCGCACACACATCCCAGAGGGAACGGCCCCGCGCGATGGACAAGAACTTAGCAGGGCTTTATTCCCAGATGCATGGGCGGCGGCTCAAGCTAAAGGCCTTGTAATTACAGAGGCTGAATGGCAAGCCGATCCCCTCAAAAGAATGAAGTGGTCAAGCGGCAACGGCACTACAACATTTAGGCTGCCCGATGAGAACGGCAAATCCCCCGGTAGTGTGGGTGCGCCTGTCCGGCGTGGCGATGGCGCTAAATCAAATGGGGTTACCGGCACTATTCAGATGGATGCTTTTCAAGGGCATGCAATTGGACTATCCGGCACACGTAATAGTGGTGTTTTCGCGTATGTTGGTACCGGTGGTACTGTTGGGGTGAACACTATCGCTAATACCTCCGCAGTCACCGAAAACTTAGTTTTAAAAGACGATGGAACAAATGGAACACCTCGTGTTGCGGCAGAAACTCGGATGCTCAACGCAACGGGTTGCTATGTCATTCTACTTGCTGGTACGGCATTCAATGAAGGCCAGATAAATGCGCTGGAGCTGGCAACTGAAATTGCACTATTAAGTTCTCGTATGACTACTGTTGAGTCTGATGCATTTACGGCAAGCAAGGTAGCTAATACCCCTTGGACTAATCTTACCCTACTGAGTGGTTGGACTGTATACCCGACGACAAGAGGGGTGTACCGTAAAGTTCTGGGGCATGTATATATCGAGGCTACCTTACAGAATGGGGCGTATATAGACGGATCTGTTATTACTACATTACCGCTTGGTTACCGACCAAGTTTTGCTGTGGTTTGTGTGGTAGCGGGTGCTGCGGGTGCAAATGCTATATCCCCAAGGGTTACAGTAAATCCTGATGGCACTATAAAAACTGCCGGTTTTATATCTGGCGCGACAATATCTATGTTGTTCAACTTTTCTCTACAATAAGGGGGATTATGAAGATTAATATATTAGATATTCATGGCTTCTATTTGGAAGATCATGTTGAAGGTGCGACACCCGATAACTGGACAGCCGACTTAGTGGGTAACGGTTATTACAAAGCCCAATATCAAGGGGCGATAAAGAATAGCGAAACTGGCGAGTGGACTGGTGGAACATGGGTAGAAACGGGTGGACTGTCACCCGAAGATATCGATATTTTAAAAGGGTCGCTTTTAGCTCCCTCTAATCTTGAGAAAGCCTCCCTTATGTCTCACGCATCGGACATGATAGGTGCTATTACAGATGAGATAGAAGGGTTAGAGGATAGCGAAAAAGATGTGCCAGATAAACTGCGATCTGATTTGAAAGCGTGGAAGCAATACCGTATTGCAGTGAAAAACGCTGATGTTTCTCTTGCGCCGGATATTGGGTGGCCGACAGCGCCGGAATAG